TAGACCGCAATCTCATCGCGGCGCTCAGGGTGTGATATATGCAGACATGTTAAAACAAACTGGAGTCGATATAGAAATCAATTGGGGTGGTAAGATAGAAGACCACAACGAGTTCGATGAGATGTACGTGTATCATGGCAGCGACTGGACTGGTGGTCTAAACTTTTTTGGTGGTGTTAAAGGTTTTCCATACGTAGAAAATACTCGTAACTTTTCTCAATTCAAAGGTAAAGTATATTCAGTTGGTATTGAGTTTCCAGCATATCATGAGATGATAAAAGAAAGACTCGACAGAGCCAAAGAAACTGGTGGAGCGATATTAGATGCTTGGCATGACGTCGATTTAAATAATCTTAAAAGAATGTATGACACTGCAGAATTTATTAAATATCCAAAGTTGACTGATAAAATTGTCATTGGTGATAGTCACTCTATATGCATGTATAGACCTGATTGGGTAGTAAATTCAGTACCATTTAAGACTCTTAATGGAGCTTTAAAGACTGGTTTTGAAGAGTTTATTGAAGATGCTGCACCCATAAATAATTTTAATAAAGTTGAAATATATTTTGGTAATATCGACATAAGACATCATCTTTGTAGAATTGAAGGTGATCACTTAGAAAATACAAGACAACTCGCAAGAAGATACATTGAAGCAGCTGAAAAATTACCAGTTAATGATGTTTCAATATACGAGTTGTTACCAATAGAAGACGAATCTCGAAAATTACCAAAGTCTGGTTACTACAAGAACAAACCTTTTTGGGGTACTTGGGAACAAAGAAACGAATGTAGGTTAGTCTTCAGAGAAGAGCTTGAAAAAGCAGCAAAGAAAGTTAAGATAATTAGATGGGTAGATTATTTGTTAAACAGAGACGGGCAACTTGATTTTAAAAACATGGAAATGCCGCACTCTATACATTTATCTAGATCTGCTTATCCACATTGGACTGGTGAAGAAAAATTAAATACGTTGGAGGATTTTTTCGTATGAATATAGCATTAACAGGTTCGCGTGGTTTTATAGGAAGCCACTTAAAAACAAGACTTGAAAAAGATGGACATACAGTTATTGAATGGGATTTAAGACAAGACCCTTCTCAATGCATAAAAAACTTTGATCCAAAAGATTGTAGTTATGTCATACACCTTGCAGCCTACGCAAACGTAAGACAAAGTATAAAAGATCCAGAAAAGTACTGGAAGAATAACGTAGAAAATACTACAAGAATACAAAAGATATGTCACTATAATAACATACCTTTATTGTATGCATCATCTTCATGTATTCATAATTGGTGGTTATCACCGTATGGTACGAGTAAAAAAGTAAACGAAGAAACAGCTTTTGATCATCAAGTTGCTTTAAGATTTACTACTGTGTACGGTGAAGGAGCCAGAGGTAATATGTTTATTCCAAAATTAATAGACGGATCAGTTACTCACTTGACTCGTCATATTAGAGATTTTATTCATGTAAGCGATGTTGTTGAAGCAATAGTGTTACTTATGAGTAAAGACATCAGAACGCTAAAACCAGCGTATGATATTGGAACAGGTATTGGAAACATAGTAGAAGATCTTGGAGTCTTAGCTGGATGGGACGGTCTAGAAGTTACTGATGGAGAAACTTGTGAGGCTAAGAACAATACGGCAGACAACACGGATCTCGTAAGTTTAGGATGGAAACCTAAGATCAATGTTGAAGATTATATAGTTCAACATACGGTTGCGCACTGATGAAGTACGCGAGCATAGTGCCACTAATAGGTGGTGAGACAATTGCTATGCAAAATGTCTTTAAAAAGAAACCGGAGTATATTTTAAGTTATGAAGATTTCAAAGCAAACGATTTCAACTTGGTTGAATACTACAAAGGAGAAGTTCCCTATTATCTCATTGGAAGTGATAGGGTACCTAGTTTACCTAGTGTCGATGTTGTCAACACTGTTTGCCCTTGTGCTGGCCTTAGTAGTCTCAATCCTTCAGCTAGCTCTGATGCTGCTATTAACGATTGGATGCCTGCCACAGCGAATTATGTCCTTGGCACTATCAAACCTAAAGTATTCTGGGGAGAGAACGCACCAAGATTCGCTTCAAAGGTTGGAGAGCCGATCCGTGAAAATCTTAGAAAGATTGGAGAAGAAAACGGATACGTTTTCTCAGTATATAAAACAAAGTCGATTCTTCACGGACTAGGTCAAGTAAGAGATAGGTCATTTTATTTTTTCTGGAAGGGAAATAAAGTGCCTAAGCTTGAATATATAAAAAGAGGATACGAAAGAATAGAAGATACGATACGTTCCGTGAAACGAAGATCAAACGATCCAATGAATGTCTTAACTAATTCTAACGTTCCTAGTCAAAACCCGTATTACAGATACGTTCTCGAAGAACTCGAAGGCGGGATATCGCATAAAGAATTTCAAGATATAAGAATAACAAAATCAATTAACGTGTTAACTTATATCGAATCAAAGACAAAATATGACAAAGTTAGTAAATGGATGTTTAAAAATGGCTATGACAGAGACGCAGCCAAATGTGAAAGAATCCATAGAAAACTTGAATCTGGTGGAAACATAATGAGAAAAAATATAGAGTTTCCAAAAGATCATATCGGAGCTTTTGTTGGACACTTACCAACTATGCTCACACATCCAGACGAAGACAGATTCTTAACTGTAAGAGAATGTTTGTCAATCATGAAAATGCCTGAAGACTTTATGTTACAAGGTGGAATAAAAAACGCAAATCATATATGTCAAAATGTACCAGTAACTACAGCTCAAGATATGGCTGAGAACGTACTAAGATTTTGCGACGGAAGATTAGATAATCAGATGATAGAGACTGATTTTGTAATGCAAGACAACAAAACTAGGACTCTTAAAGTTGAAAATAATCCTGTACGTCTTGATGATTTTATGTTATAATATTATTATTTGTAGGAGAAATGCATGTCAATAATGGAAAAGTTGAAAAAGAACAGCAAGAGCGATTATACATCAATCTTAGCTGACTCTAAATTTTTTAATGAGAAAGACATGGTTGCAACAAGTGTACCCATGATGAACGTAGCTCTGTCCGGCTCTATGGACGGTGGTTTAGCACCTGGGCTTACTGTATTAGCAGGTCCATCTAAACATTTTAAAACTTCATTTGCCTTAATAATGGCAAGTGCTTATCTAAAAAAATACAAAGATGCCGTATTATTATTTTACGATTCAGAATTTGGTTCACCTCAATCTTATTTTGAAAATTTTGATATTGATACGAATAGAGTTTTACATACTCCGATTACGAATGTAGAAGAATTAAAATTTGATATGATCGCTCAACTTGAAGGTTTAGAGCGAGGCGATAAAGTTGTAATAGTAATAGACTCTGTTGGTAACCTTGCTTCTAAAAAAGAATTAGAAGATGCTATTAATGAAAAGTCAGTGGCAGATATGTCCAGAGCTAAAGCATTAAAAGGTTTATTTAGAATGACAACACCATACTTAAATATGAAAGATATACCTTTGATTGCAGTAAACCATACGTATAAAGAAATTGGATTGTTTCCAAAAGACGTAGTATCTGGTGGTACTGGTATTTACTACAGTGCTGATAATATCTGGATCGTTGGTAGACAACAAGACAAACAAGGTACAGAAATAAAAGGCTATCACTTTGTAATTAACGTGGAGAAATCAAGATATGTTAAAGAAAAGTCTAAAATTCCTATTTCTGTTAGTTGGGACGGTGGTGTTGAGCAGTGGTCTGGTCTTCTTGACGTTGCTATGCATGGTAATTATGTTTCTAAGCCCAGCGCTGGTTGGTACTGCAGAGTTGATAAATCAACTGGAGAATTGGTGGAACCAAAAGTTCGAGAAAAAGACACGCTAAACGAAGAGTTTTGGAAACCAATAATTGAAGAAACAGACTTCAAACAATATGTAACTAATAGGTATTCAATACTAAATAACGTAGTTAATCTAGAGAAGCTGGATCAACATTAATGGAAGAAAATGTAGATTATGAAATCATTCCTTCTCATGAAGACGATCAAGCATGGAATGTAAGAATACTTAAAGGGCCATTTACTGAAACTGTAATTAAATACGGTGTAATTAAATTTAATGAAATTCCACAAAACATGACTTTTAATTTTGCAGTCATATCTTCTCCAGATTCTGAATTAGCTCCAGAAAATATTGAGTTACAAGATTTTGCTGGTGCTATGCTAGAGAAGATTATGGCAAATGGAATAAAAGAAGGTTCAGTTATAACTAGGGAGATTAAAAATGAAAATAAATCAAACTGAAAGATTACTTTTGTTGATGGACGAAATCTCTATCGCAAAAAGTAAATTACAACCGCATGACACTGGTCATATTCATACTTCAATAAGCTACTTAGAAAGTAGAGTTGAAGAAGTACAAAGAGAAATTGATGAGGAATTAAGAAAAGCTGCCTATGCCTACTAATTTAGAACAAACTATATTACGTAATCTGCTGTCTAATGAAGAATACATGCGTAAAGTATTGCCTTTCATTAAACCAGAATACTTTGAGGGAATTTATCGTACTTTGTTTAGAGAAGCTGGAAAGTTTGTTGCAAAGTATAATAAGTTACCAACAGCTGAATCGTTTAAGATAGAACTCGATCAGACTGATAAAATAAATGATGAACAA